AGGAACATATACTGAATAGCATCAGAGATATGAGAATACTTACCTTTGTCAGGCTTGTCCACAAACCGCGCTTCACCACCTACTTGTAACCTTTTATACTTATATCCACCAGCAAAAGCTTTTCTAGCCATTTTTGCTTTTGGCCCAACTATTAATGCCGGCTTACCGCCAAAGTCTAGCCGTTGTAAATAGTCTGCTACAGCCTCGCGACGTATAATAGGGTCGGTCATTGGTATAGCAAGGCCATGCCTCAATTCCCTGATTCCATAAAATCTGGAACGGAGTAGTCTCATCAGTTTGGGCTCGCTGCTCACCAGCTGGATCAGCATATATCTCAAGTTCACATCCGCAATATTCATTTTGTATCTTCTCTTTTAGCAACTTGCCAAAATTCACAGCACCCATGTCGAACGTTACTAACTCGTCTATTATCTGGAACTGGCCGCTAGCTGTAATTTGCCCAAAGCTAGCAGCAGGGGTTAGCCCAAAGTCTATGCCAATATATATCTTGCCTGAGCCCGCGCGTGGCAGCTCGTCCGATGTAGCATGTATGTCATCCTTATACTCTGGGTATACAGGCTTACCATCTGCTATGAACCCATAATTACCATGAACATACACGTTAATCCACTCCTGGTCTTTACCAGCTTGCATATTAATATAATAATCTGGTGGCAAGTTATCTGTGTTCTCTGCTTCTTCACTCACGCCACTAGGTTGGTGGAAGATTGCATGGTTATTTGGCAACTCTTCCTCAAACAACTTATAATACCAATGGTCGCTGTCTGGGGGGTTAGTGTCCATTATAACCCCAAACCATGTTGGTCCACCGTCTCGCTTAGAAGGATACCTACCGCAACGCCCAATGCCCATGTCAAGCACCTGCTTTGGTATCTCTCTAGCCTCATTCAACCACATCCCAGTTATCTCAAGCGATAATAGCTTTTTAATGTCTGTTGGTTTGTCTAATGCACGAAATAAGAACTCTGTATGCATTGTAGTCCCGTCATCTAGCTTTAAATTCAGTGTGAACTTGCTATTTAAAGCTGAATAGTGTCCTAACTCTCTAGGCACCCAGTCCCAGAATGTTTCCTGGGTTGTGTCTAGTAGCTCGCGGTAAGTGTTTCGCACCACGGCCCAACGACTCTTCCTTACTCCATTAAATGCTTTTTGTCTCAGAGATATCCGCATCATCTCCTCTACACACGCCACTGACTTCCCGCTGCCGATTGGTCCCATGAGTGTCCTTACGAACTTCTCACTATTATGGAACTTCCGCATTGTCTTACTAGCATTGTACTCTATGACTCTCACTCGTCATCCACGTTAATGATAAGTTTTATCAATTCGCTTCCATCTTCGCTTTTTATGTCTACGCTCTTCCGCTCAGCCTCTACATACTTCGCTATAGCCTTATGACAGTCCAACTTAAGCCTATGGTCGTCTACCATGCACTCATCGGTTAGCTCAAGAATAGACACAAGCGGATGATATCCTGGTTTCCTCTCCTGCAGCATGTCAAGTATACGTCCCATCTTATTTCCTTTCCTCAATCTTATTAATATTATAACATAGTTATTTCCATATGTACACCAGTGGGTTAAAATAACTTAGTTTAATTACATTGGTTATCCCAAAGGATTACTTACTCCATATTTAGATTCTCTTGGGCACTGGGTACATAGAGTTTAAATAGAGCGCTATAGGGACTTCTAAATTTTACTAATATAAACATATAGGCTGGGCCCTGAGATTGAACCAGAGTACTATGTAGATAGGTCAGATTGCATTCTGGGTTAGTTATATAAAGTTAATTGGGTATATAAGCGAATGCTAATAAATTGATTAGTAAAAGCTAATATAGTGTGTAGCGCTAGTAACTCATTAATTAGTAAAAGCTAATATAGTGTGTAGCGCTAATAACTCGCCACGATGGTGTGTTATTGACAGACCCGCGTAAGCCCCCCTTACGTCCGTGAGCGTATTAGGCGACGCTAACAGAGCATAGCGCTAAGCGCTAAGTGTATGATTCTTAACAGCTTCGTAAATAAATATAAATAAACGTGTACAAAGCGATTTAAACGTATTAATATTACTCTAACATCAGCATTCAGCTGCTGTTTAAGAAGGCTTAGCCTTAAAGGAACTACCATGAATAATAACGATGCAGTTAACTCCATAGTAATCAACATCTTAAGTGAGAAACAAACGGTTAAGACTCTTACTCAACATGTCTTACAGCTTTGCGCCATGCTTGAGACGCATGACACACAGCACGTCGCACTACGCACTAAGCAGCGTGTGACAGGCGAAAAGAAAGAACGTGACTACGGCCCTAAGAGCCAACGTAAAATGACTAGACTCGATGCCTGGGAAATCATGTACGGCGATCGCTGCAATCAGAAAGCGAGACAGATTGCCGATGAAACAGGTCTTAGTCGTGGTCAAGTCTATAGCGTCCAAGGAGGATACACGTTCAGAGATGTTAAGATTGAAGAGTTCGGCGAAAGTAAAACCAATGAAGAAATCTGGACTGAGAGATTTGTTGGTCCCTTGCAACTCGCTGCCTAACCATATTGATTGAAGGCGAGACTGGCCCGCTTCGGCGGGCTTTTTTATGCGTCGAATAAACTATGCGCTAAGCACAAGAGTTAAATAAAAACTTATAACTTACTAAATTTAAAACTTATAATTATATATAAATATATACTATCTACTTATCTTTCCCTTTCTTTCTTCTTTTTCTATTTCTACTTTTATATAATAATAAGTTAATAAGTAATAAATCAATAAAACCACAACATGGACTTACGAATCATCTATGTTATTGATTTCATTACATATTCTCAATAAGTCCTGGCGCGTAGTGCAAACTATCCCCCTTCTCTGGTCATATTAAAAAAAACTAAATGGAAATCTTCAAAAAACTCTGCGAAGTTGTTATATTAGTATATTAATGGAAGACTAATGTTAATATAATCATGCTCTAATCTTATAGTCCCAATTAAACTTACAAATTAGGAACCGCATTAAGTTTAAATGTTCCAGAGAGTAACTTTTAACTTAACAGAGTTAACTATTATGGTAGTCAGAGCGCTCCAGAGAACTAGTTTGTAAGTTAACGATGCTCCAGAGAGTTATTAAAGACTATCATGGCAAAGATAATAATCCCTCTGCTGTGAATAAATTCATTGTAAATCATTGTATTCCTCCGTTTACATTAACAAGCGTACCTATTATAATAATTACAGTCGCAGTTATTCAATTGTGACATCACATGGAGAACGGGAATGAGAATTGAATGTAACTCTTTTGATAGTTTAAATCAGATATCTCAAGCTTTGAGAGACAATAATATTGACCATATGACAGGGCTTGGGAGTAAGGTCATACAAATTAATGACAATACTACAGTGTATGAGCTCGAGCGTAGTGCTGAGGGATTCGAGATAGAACAGGTGAGGTTCGAGAGAGAAATAGTGATAATTATTGAGTAAAATAACAATGGTAGCTCGTTATGAGGGAGTTATCATGGCTATTTTGCCACTATGAGACAATTAAAGGATATTACTATGGAGTGGATAATTATTAGCGTAGTGCTAATGCTATTAGCAGGGGCGAGTGCACAGGTAGAGGATTTGGTTGTGTTCGCAATAATATTAACATTAATGGGAATGTGGTTAGGATACGTGCCTATACCATGGGGAGGTTGAGATGGAGAGAAAATATAGGATTATGATAGAGGGTGAGGATCGGTCAATATGGTGCGAAGCGAATGGGTTAACATATGCACAAGCCATGGAGTCCGGGCCTACTTATTGCGAGCGCTATGAGAACGCACAATGGTTCGTTGAGCTTGAGGAGCCTAAGCTTCCTTATTATGGAGACGAGGGGTTCGAAGAGGATTATGAATAATTATAGTGCATCATGGTATTGCCCATTAATAAAAACGAAATGCAATGTGGAGTGCGTAGCGTATAGGGACGAGTATACTTGTAAAGAGCATATTATAGGCTCTAAAGGTGAGACAATTCTCATTGACAAAACTATACCCGCTCACTGTGCACATTTTGGTGGATTAGGAGACAAAAAATGAGTAGGAAAGGTGAGAAAGATTATGACCGTACTAATAAACACCCAACTGGTGACTCAAATGGGTGGAATAAAGGGACACGGTACGTGCCTAGTTATGAGTATGCATGTGACATATGTGACAGAGTGCCTACGGTATGCATAATGGAGGATGGTATTGTGACAGAGCACATGGGGCTTTGTGGTCCATGCTGTTTTGGTACTGCTGAGGCACTAGACGCAGAGGAGTGGAACTAATGATTGAGATGAGACAAGTGTATGAGAAAGTAGCTAAAGAGTTTCTTTATAAAGGTAAGTGGCTAACAATGGTTGAGCTGTCTAAATTACCAGAGTGCATAGTGACTATATCTACGATTAAAAATAGAATGCACAGAGCTCTAAATAATGAGTATGCTAATGAGTCAGTTAAAGCGGTCTTGACGAATCCGTCTAAGACGACAAATCCTATTAATGGAGCTGACATAATGGTACTTATGGATTGGCATAATAAGATGATAAAACTATGGCATGTGGGGAGCTTAGCGCATCTAGCTAAACCATGTTCATGTAAGGAGTATGTATGAATAAGAAAGCAAAAGAACTAAGTGAGTGGTACGCACAACTCGCAGAAAATGATAATGGACTTATGCTAGCACCACTTGTAATGATGTCGCCTAATTTAGAGTCTGATTTGTCTGAATATATTATCAATCCACCTAAACCACAGCCAAAAATCATTGATCTAAACATGATGATAGGTAGTGATATTGATATGGAGTTTGGGAATAAAACAAGGCATGGAGATACAATAGGTAAATTAGATTACATAGATGAACATGGATATTTTAACAGTTACTCAGATAACTACTATAAAGAATGCCGCATACGCCAAGACCACTGGCACTCATGGCAAGGTGGTGAATGTCCTTTGCCTGAAGGGTTAGAAATAGAAGTTAAGTATAGAAGAAAAAACCTTATTGATAAACGAAATGGGCACTGCGATTATGGGACGGCTTGGCTTTGGGACGGTGGGCATGATGACATCATAGCCTTCAAAGTCCTTGGTACAGCCGAGAACTGGGAATATGAATGGGAGAGTGAAGAATGAGCAATAAAAGTATAACTATAGATGACATAGACTTCGATGTATATTTTGACTTTAGTAAAGGATGCGCGCCTAAACTATGGGGCCCGCCTGAGAACTGCTATCCTGGAGAAGCAGATGAGGTTGAACTAACTGGAGTTTACCTTGATGTACCTAAGGGAGATGGTTTCGACCTAATGAGAGTGCTGAGCGAAGAGGTATTAGAGCAAATAGAGACTGACATCTTAGAGGGAGACTAAAGCAAAGACAAAATAAATCATTGTAAACCATTGCAATTAATTATGTACATTTAGTACAAAGCAATATATAATATTCCTACAAATTAAATAAACGCTTAGTGGCTCAGCGCTTAGGGCCACATTTTAAAAAGAAGAGAAAATATCATGAGTGAAGAGAATCAAGAAGAGAAGTCAAAAGTTGAGTCACAACGTTTTTGTAAAGGTCAGATGCCTATGTGTCTTGTATGGTTTATCAAGTTTCATGAAGATACAGAGAATAAGTCTGCATTGGCTAAACTATATTTCACTACAGCTGGTAAAATCGCTGATATCCAAAGCGGGTCTAACCAGAAATATATTGTTGAAGACATGAAATGGTCTGCTGAAGATCTTGCTGCCGCTGCAGAAACCATTGAAGCTAACTTCGTACGTGGTCAAGATGATGAGCTTATCATGGCTAACCCCGATGCTAACAAACGTAAGCTTGCAACTACTCAGGAAGGTGACAATGAGTATAGCTTAAGCGTGATTGACAAGATTGCTGGAATGGATTTTGCAAATGACGCGGTATCTATTATAGATGCACGTGCTACCTATAATACAGCTAATCCGCGTAGCACGAAGCCCAAAGAGACATTAGGTGAGACCGATGCAGACCAATCTGAAGACACAGTGTCTGAAGAGGAAGTAGACGCAGTAGATGACTTACTCGACTAATCATGGTGGTGAGTGGTAAGACACTATAAAACCTGTTGGAAAGGCTCTTAACTGAGCCTTTTCTTTGTCTATGATATAGAGACTAAAGTCACAAAGATATCCCTGTATTTCTTTGTGTACTTTTGAGACTCACTATGTTATAATATATATTGCTCTGGTAAGCAATCTGTGTCGCCTGGCTTGATCACCAGGCCGCATAGTACCACGCTCCATTGCAATAACCTATTACCAGAGGACATACCATGAATGATTGGCCTGAGATAGCTGAAGCAATTTCTCAAAAATTTAATGTATTTATAATCCCAGTATCCTCAAAATCTAAACCCGCTATAAAATGGAAGAACTTCGAAGAAGACGACCCCGATACACAGAAACCAAGCAAAGACATAAACATATTCAACCAATGGGCTAAAAGATTCTCATCTTATGCAGTGATTGCAGGGCCTAACTTACTTATCGTTGACATAGACGTCAAACCTGGACAAAATGGTAAAGCCTCACTTAAATATATGAGAGAGAAAGGTTTACCAGTTGACACCTTTGCAGTAAAATCCCCATCGGGTGGTCTCCATTTATATTATAATAAACCTATACACTATACTCCCAAGCAGGGGGCAAACCTCAAAGTACTATTTACAGATGAGGATGATAGACAAGGTTGGGAAGAGATACAGATAGGGTTCGACTCTACAGGTGTTGACATACGTCATGGCGGGGGATATGTGCTTGGTCCAGGGAGCATAGTGGAGGGTAAAGGAGAGTACAAGTTAATACAAGACAGTGAACTTATGGACATACCTATTAACATCCAAATAGGTAGGTCTGGTTCTGTCAATGTGAAGAATGTCACGATTGAGAAAGACAACCCAAAAACCTTTGGACTTCCCATAGGTAAAGGATATAGAGACCAAGAAATATTAGCATTCACTATGGACTTGGCACGAAGGAGTTTACCTGATGACTTTGTTGAGATACTTATTAAAGCAAGATTGAGAGATTGTGACAATACAGACGGTGAAGCGCCTGATTATGACTCAGCATGGGATAAGTATAAACGAGCTACTGACAAAGTAGACGACATAATTGAAGAGATGGTTCTTAATAAGATTTATATATCCACTAATCAGAAAGTGATTGACAATGAGTCAGGTAGAGTGGTTAAGCTTGAAGACTTGAAAAAAGAGTTAGAGAACAGATTTGTAACCATTGAGCACACGTCAAATAATGGTGAGACTAAAACCAAACGGATGAATCCTTGTGACCTATGGATGAAGGATGTAGACAGACAAACTGTAGTTGACACAATATTTGACCCTCGCTTTGACAATGGCGTAGTGCGATGTTGCTCACAAGATGGATATATGGATGGAAACTATTACAATACATTTGTAAGAATAGATAGAAGTGAGAAACCTTATACACTTGTAGGTGAGAAGATATTTGAAGCCTGTCTTAGAGTCCTATCAAATGTGATGTCCTCAAAAGAGGATTATGATTGGTTTATCAAATGGTTAGGGATGTCCATACTCGAGCCATCTTTTAGACCGGCCTGGCATTTCCATATATTTGGTACGGTGCGTGGGTCGGGTAAGACAACATTAACAAAGATAGTGAGAGCATTGTGTGGAGAGTCTAATTGTAGAGACTTGGATGTAGGGTCATTAGATAAAGACTTTAACTCAGAATTATTTAGTTGCAGTATGGGATTCCTCAATGACTTTACTAAAGTGTCTAATAACTTGCATGACAAAGTGAATACAGCCTTTAAAAGAATAACTGGTACGGATGGATATACACGACAAAACAAATATGCTGAGTCAGTACAGTCACCTATATTTATCCGCTTTATAATGACAAGCAACGCTGGTAATGACTTTCCAGTAGATGAGGGAGATAGACGTCTGTATAAGAGTGAGTCTAAAGGTGTTAAGCTTGACCATGAGACATTAATACTCGCGCATGGTATAATAGGTATTCATGGTTCATCTCAAGCGGAGAAAGACAGTATAAATGTTGACATACAACAGAAAGACGTAGATTATGCCCGATACAAGATGTATAGTTATTTGAGTAATTGTGGATACCTTGAAATGAAGCATAATAGAGATTGTCCTCACAATGCTATAAAAGAAGAATATATTGGTTTAACAAGAATAAGTTACCTACCTAAATTTGAGCAATTCATTGATCATAAATCCTTCGTATTTGCTAGTGACATCCAAACAGTTCAAACCATACAATTATTCTTAGATAAGATAAAGATATCGACTAAAGTTGACACTGTAATATCAGAATTATTGTCTAGAAATATACTAAGAAAAGTACCTATTGTTTATAAAGATAATATTCACACTCAACAAGTCTCAATGTCATTAGTATCTTATGATGAAGACATGGATATGATTACACCTATGGGTGGCTCAACTAGAAAGTATATATGTTATACAGTAAGAAACTTTGACCATTGGATGAATTCAGGTATTCGTCGTACGGTTAAATCAGAGATATCAAAGATAATAGGCCTTAGAAATTTAAGTACCCATAACTTTAACCTCTCAACAGAAAAAGTAGTAAATCTAATCCCAGAATGATATATTCAGATAAGCATATTTTATATGCCTTAGAGCTTCGTATGTTAGTGACTTCATACGCTGGCTCTTTGTGCATGGTGAAAGGTCAGATTGACAAAGCATTACGATACTTTGACATATATCCTTACAAGACATACTTTACTAACCCATATAAGGAGTTACCTAATGACTTAATATTACAAATGGATGAAGTCACATTAAAGATATTTTTTAATTACAATGACCTTTGTAATACCTCGTTTACAAATGACGAGTTACGTAGTATAATAAAAGTGTGTAATAAATATAGTTATATTGTCACACATCACAATCATAGAATAAGTATAAGGAGAAGTATATAATGTATAGTTTAGATATCGAAACCGCGCCTATACAAGCTACTGATAAACCCTTTGCATTAGAACCATATAGAGTTCTTACCGGAGAATCAGAAATAACAGCTGTATCAGCATGGGGTCCAAAGGGCTTAGTGGCTTGTTTAAATCACAAAAACCCTGATTTTAGAAGTCAAGTGATTGATTTGTTAGAGTTATTAGAAGGTAAAGAAGTATACTGTACTAACACCATATTTGATGTAAGCTTTCTAATTGCTTTCGTTGGACCTGACCGCTTAAGACACATCAAATGGAGAGACACAGCAATTCTAAACAAATGGCTAGTGAATGGTCAAAAAGCTGACAGATTAAAATTATCTTATTCACTTGCTAATAGCGCTAAAAGATATTTAAAAGATTGGCCTAAATTAGAAGAATTTATTGATGTAAAGAAACAGAAAATAACAGCAGGTGAAAACTTTGAATATTGGCTTGATCGTAATAAATTAGATGTTGAGGCCACATATCTAATTGCTAAATATCTTGAAGGCCATTTGCATAAGCGTGATAACTATAGAGGTTATATAATAGCTTGTAATTCTATATTTCCTATTGCTGAAGGCTATGTGGTAGGCATACCTGTTGACATGGGTGAAGTGATTAAATATAAAGAGACTCTTGAATTACGTCAGCTCGAATTATTAGATGAGCTAAGAATAGAAGGTTCTGTGATAACCTCACCTAAGCAATTAGCTAGACTATTATTTGATGATTGGAAACTTACTCCTCAAGGACTTACCCCTAAAGGTGCACCCTCCACATCAGCAGAGAATCTATTAAGACTACATCAAATATATGCCAAAGACAGACCTGAGTTAAACCTAATTATGGAGTACAAAACTTGTGCTACCATGTTAAGCAAGTATGTAAAAGGATTTGAGAATAGCACTAATTACTTAAGCCAAGATAAAATACATGGGCAACCAAGGTTATTATCCACTATCACAGGGCGTATGACTTACACAACTAAATTCTTTAAGAAACAAGCTTGGCAGACATCTATCGCTTTACACCAGCTTCCTCGTAAAGACAAAAATGTTAAACGATGCATGAAGGCACCAGCAGGATATAAGGTGCTATACATGGATTTTGGTGCACAAGAGGGACGTGTAATGGCGATTGAAGCACCCGAGCCTACCATGATTGAATCATATAGTGAGGGTGTAGACTTACATTCTGACTTAACTGAGGAAATCTTTGGTACTCCTTATGCAGACATTGTCAAAGCAAATATGAATGGTAAACCTGAAGAGATTGTAGAACAAAGACAAGCAGGTAAACTTACTGGTCTATCTAGTTTCTATCGTATTGGTGCTAAAGCATTAGCCGGTAAATTCTTTGCAACCTATGGATATGATATATCTATACAGACAGCTCAATCTTATTTATCCTCATTCAAACGTAAATATCCTGGGGTTGTCAAATACTGGAAGAATGCCATTAGTTTAGGTAAATCTAGAGGATATGCTTCAGCATTTGGGGGATGGAGATATGCTATCGAATCATTTGGCTGGAAAGGTGAATCTTCAGCTATTAACCACCCTATCCAAGGTGGTGGTTCGATGCTTACATACGCAGCTATTGGAGTGATAAATAAAGGTTGGCCTGACCTTATTCTAGTAAGCCAAGTGCATGACTCGATAGCTTACTTCATTCCTGAAGAGAATGCAGATGCAATTGGTAAAGATGTTATTGAGTATATGAACCATTATGATTATGGTAAATTGCTTGGTTTTGAGCAAACTGTACCCCTTATTTTTGATGGTGGTATAGGTGATAATTTCGCAGATATAAGGAGTTTGTAATGAGTAGTATGATTGCACTTAGTTTTAGTCGTTTATCAGATTATGAGGCTTGTCCATTGAAGTTCAAGCTTAAATATATTACTAAAGAGTTTCCTGATGACTCTAATAATCCCGCTTTTGTTAAGGGAAATATAATTCATAAGCAACTTGAGGATTATATTAATTACCTTAAAGATAATGGTAGTAAGCCTTCCATGAATGCGCACACAACGAATGCTATACCTATATTAGAAGGCATGCATAAGGCGTCTAATGGTAACATATTCGCAGAAAAACAGATAGCCACTAACCAAGAGTGGTTAAAGTGTGACTGGTTTGATAAGCCCCATATTGTAAAATATAGAGCTATCATTGACTGCTTAGTATTTCTTGATAAAGAGACCTTACTTATTGTTGACTTCAAATCTGGTAAAGTACGTGACTATGAAGATGGTCCTACAACTCAGTTAAAATTGACAGCTGCCATGTTATTTAGTCTATATCCTAAGATTAATAAGATAACGAGTTCTTACTTATTTGTAGAGCATAAGAAGACTATCAAAGTTGAGTTTAGTAGAGACCAATTAGAGTCTATCAAATCTGATTTTGACAATGCTCATACAATTGTCAACCAAGATGGTGACTTTGAGTTCAAAAAGAACCAATATTGTAATTGGTGCGCAGCGACTAGTGGTCAGTGTCCTGTTAAAAAATAACCTATAATAGATAGTTACCAGAGTATTTTCTTACTGGTAACTATACTAGTTAAATTTTAAAATAAACTCTGGAGCGCATATGAAAGAATCAGATGTCCAAAGATGGATACAAGATTATTTAAAGAAATTTTTAGGTGATAAGTTATACTTATTTAAGGTACCTCAAGGTCAGTACACTTCCAGGAGAGGTATTCCTGACCTGGTGATGGCCATAGACAGTAAATTTTATGCAATAGAAGTTAAGATGCCTAATGGTAAATTGACTAGACTACAACAACACGAAATCTCAAAAATCAATGCATCAGGAGCATACGCTTTCACCATATATGGGAAAGATAAGGCCGTCCTAGATGCTTTTATACGAGGAATCAAAGATGGAACCAATAATAAAGAAGAAGGATCTGACTTTTAGAAAAGTCAAATGTACCGTTATCTTTCATGAATATGAGACTGTTATAACCATAGGAGTGAGAGGTAAGCGGCATGTCACAGGTTCTTACCCACCCTGGTTTAAAGATAAAAAAGCTTATCTTATCAAATTATTAAAGAGGGCTACATAATGGATGATTATCAATATTTTGGTGATATGCGTCCTTATGCCCACCAAGAGAAGACTCTTAAGTTTATGTTGTCTAATAAGAGAGCATATCTTTGGTTAGATATGGGGACAGGCAAGACAGCAACCTCTTTATGGTTTATTGACATGTTAATCCATGCTAATAAGATTAAGAAGATCCTTATCATAGCGCCCCTGTCTACTCTCCATGTGGTATGGATTAAAGAGATTGAAGCTATCTGTCCATATAGGAAGGCCGTGGTTGTGCATGGTACGAGGTCGCAACGTTTAGAGAGCCTTAACTCAGACTCTAATATATATGTGACTAACACCGATGCAGTCCGAAATTTTGAGAAGGAGTTAATTAACCTCAAACCTGATGTGCTTATCATAGATGAAGTGACTACCTTTGCTAACGCTCAATCCAAAAGGTCTAAAGCCATGCAACGTATGGCTAAAACAGTCAAGGCTGTATATGGATTATCAGGGTCCCCAGTGGCGGGTGGCTTGATCAACTCTTTTGGTATAGCTAAAGCAGTAAATCCTGTCAACTTACCTACTAAATATTTCAGTAGATATAGAGAGCTCATATATTACCAAGTGAATATGTATGAGTATATTCCTAGAGAAGGTGCTGAGATAATTGTAAATAAAACCTTATCACCTGCTATACAATTCTCTTTAGAAGATTGTGTAGATTTACCTGAATTAGTCTTTGAAGAAAGATATGTTGAGCTACCTAAAGAGACAGTTAAATTATTTAAGGAAATGTTAAAGCATCAAATTGCTGAAGTTAAAGAAGGATTAATAACTGCAGCCACAGCGGGTGTAAAAATGATTCGCTTGATACAAATATTAACTGGCTCTACTAAGACTGAGGAAGGGGTTATATCTAGGACAAATATCAACCCAAAGCTTGATGAATTGGTAAGTATATATAATGAAGCAGGACTAAAGTTAGTTATCTTTTGTCAATCAGTAGAGAGTATCAAGATAATTCAAGAGTATCTTACTAAGAAGAAAATCCATACGGATATAATATATGGAAAAGTATCCTTAAATAGACGTAAAGAAATCATTGATAATTTTCAGTCTACAGATGAAGGAGTGTTAGTAGCTCAAGTAGTCACTATGTCCCATGGTATTACTTTAACTAAATCGCATACGTTAGTTTTCTTTGGACCAATCATGGGTAACGAGACACTAAGACAGGCTATAAGACGCATAAGACGTATTGGCCAAACTAAAAGACAAGTGATAATAAAATTAATCTCATCTAAATTTGAGAGTTTAATATTCAAAAAATTAGATGAGACTGAAATCACTGCTCAGTCTATGTTAGAAATTTATAATGAAGATATACTTTGAGATACATTGCAAAAACAATTGTACTCTTTGTTTAACCTGTGATATAATATTATTTTAATTGAAAGGAGATGACCATGGATATCAAAGTTTTAATCAAAGAATATAGACACTTGCGTGAAGAGCTTGATGCTCGACGTGTTAAGTATAATACCTTTGAAAAACAAAGAAAGTTAGAGTTACTAGAGATTGAGACATTAATGTTAAAGATCAGTAATGAGACTGGAATTGATTCATTTAAGTCTGAAGATGGTACAGCTTTTAAAACCATTAAGACTTATGCAAGATTAAGTGCAGGTGAAGATGCTAAACAAGCTCGTATTGATTATGCTATCAAGACAGGTGACTTTGGTTTATTCACTTCGCATGTTAATAAGACCCATACGAAGGAATTAATTGATGACGGTGTAAATGTGGCTGAAGCCGGTATTGATTGGGTTGAAGAGTATGCCATGAATTTTAGAAAGCCTACGAAGTAAGAGGAAAGAAAAATGAGTAAAGACATAGTAATACCAGATTATCTTAAAGATATGATGGCTGAAGGGACCGTTGTTAATACTACCCAAGATATGGAAGTGGCAACGGGCGGAGTGCCTCGCATCTCAACTAAAGGTAAAGTCTTTCGCTTTAAAGAGGGTGAAGATGAGACCAAAGAGGGTCAAGAAATCAATGTGATAATTATTGGTTTGAGTCCTGAAAGAGGTTTAGCACACACTTTTTATATCGATGGATATTCACCTGATAGCAACGATCCACCTGATTGCTCATCTATGGATGGGGTTAACCCTGACCATTGGATAAATGAGCCTCAGCATGAGAACTGTATTAAGTGCCCTAATCAAATTTGGGGCTCTGCAAAAAGCATGTCTGGAGGTAAAGCTAAAGCTTGTAAAGATAGTAAGCATATTTATGTAGCTAAAGCAAAAGACTTCTCAGCTGATGCAGATAACTGCAAATTATGGTTAATGACTATTACAGTTAATAGCCTTAAAGCATTTACAAATTATGGTAAGTTACTTGCATCTAAAGGGATTCCAGGACCTCAATTTGCAGTGACAAAAATCTATTTTGATGAAGACGCAAGTGTTCCAAAGCTTGAGTTTGACCTAATGGGAATGCTTGGAGAGAAGCATGGTCCTACTGCTCATAAGAGAAGCCAAGCTAAAGAGTGGGATTCAGGTGGACTAGCTTTAGAGAACAAGTCTAAAGGTGAATCTAAAAGAGCTTTACCAAAGGTAGATGAAGAGGATGATGACATCCCTTTTGAGAAAGAGTCAGCATCAGACGATAAAGATGTTGATTCTTTATTAAACGACTGGTAAATATTAATCGCACAAGGACGTGCAAACTGGAGATTATAAATGAAAGATTCTTTAGTACTAACTTTGGGCCATGGTAGCTCAGCTATCCTTATTAAAGATAATAAAATAGTTAATGGTTATATGAATGAAAGAATATCCAAATTGAAATCAGACTCTCAATTCCCTATGGAAGCTATAGAAGAGTTAATGAAATGGGATGATATAACTGATAATGTTACTATATACGTATCCCATTGGGAGCCTACAGCTGATATAGATAGGATGTCTGAACGACATTGGAATCCTACATATATTAATAGACGATTCCCTAATCACACTTTAAAGTCTTTAAATATAGACTTCACACATCATAAAGCCCACGCTTACTCTGCACTAGCTTATTTCAATGATGAAGTACCAGATGATTGTCATATCATTACTGCTGATGGATTTGGTAATTATGGTGAGGTATTTACGATTTATAAGATAATAAATGGTGTACCTGAGCCGGTGCATTCTGTCCATAATTATGAGGCCTCACTTGGGTTGCTTTATCAATATGCTACAGACTATGTAGGCTTAAAGATGAATCAAGATGAGTGGAAACTTAATGCGGCTGCCTCACGTGTTTACCCTTCAGAGATTGATAGCTTAATAACTATTGCAGATAGTTTATCTAGTGAATATATATCAAGACTCACTATACCTATCAATGAAGAGAGTGACCCAATATTCTCATTAAGTGCACTATCTTATGTTCACAAATCCGTAATAGATATGTTATCTAAACATTTTGAACCTAGAGAAAAGGCTCAAATAGCTTTTGTCCTTCAAAGAATAGTTGAGAAATGTATAAAACATTTCATCTTTAAATATGATATAAAAAATGTACTACTAGTTGGTGGTGTATTTATGAATGTCCAACTAAATGGATCTATAGCTAAAGCTATTCAGAATAAAGTAGGCGTGATGCCCTTATCTGGTGATAGCGGAGCAGGTTTAGGAGTATATAAGTATCATAATAAAGACTTTATCATTCCTGATAACCTATGTTGGGGTAAAAGAAACCTATTAGGTATATTAAGTAACAAGCTCCATTATGTGCAAGATTTAAATGAAAGCTTACAATTTTATTTAGGTAATGACTTTATTGTAAATGTGATAAGAGATAAGATGGAGTTTGGTGAGCGAGCGTATTGTAATACAAGCACAATAGCTTTACCATATTTGGGGAACTGTAAGGCTATAAACAAAGCTAATGGTAGAGATACAGACATGCCTATGGCTCCGGTTATGACTGAAAGAACCTATGAATTTACATTTACTCACACATATAAAGTGATAAAATCTGTAAAACATATGATTATGTCATTACCTTATAAGGAAACTAGAAGACAAATCGATGGTGTAAAACATTATTTACCTTTTGAGGACTATTTTACTGGAAGACCTCAAGTACTTAATGAAGACCATCCTGTATATCCATCAGTTAATAAATTTGGTCCATTGATAAATACGAGCTTCAATATACATGGACAACCTATTTGCTTAACAGCAAGTGATATAAAGAAAGCTCATGAGTATCAACAAAAGCATGACACAACTAATCGATTCGTAACATTAATAGAGGTGAAGAAATGAATAAGTTTAACCAAGTAGCAAAGTTTAATAAGGAAATCTTAGGTATTAATGAGAGACCTGTTCACATACAAGATGAAGAGGAATTTCGATTGTCTCACCACCAAATGCAAGAAGAAGTTGGAGAGTTCCTTGAAGCTTGTGAACATAATGATTTTATTGGTGCATTAGATGCATTAATAGATAACCTTGTATTCACTTATGGTGTAGCTTATAAAATGGGTATGACAGCTGACTTGCTCCATGAGTGTTTTACTGCAGTGATGGATGCAAATATGGGAAAGAAGAAAGGTATAAAAGCTGGTCGTGAAGGTTATAATGCCGCTGATGCAATTAAGCCTGAAGGATGGATTTCACCTGAAGATAGAATAGCGGGGATATTATTACATGAAATCGATAATCCTTGAAGGACCTAATGCAAGTGGTAAGTCTACTTTAGCTGAAAAGCTTAGAGTAGATTTTACTCTACCTTATAGCCATAGTGGTCCTAATCCAGGTGATACTCAGCAAGCTCTAGATGCATGTAGTCAGCAACTTGAGAGATTGCGGAATGGTTATATTGTGGATAGAGTCACTCCTATTTCTAGACCTATATATGACCATGATCGTATTCCTGAATTAGAGTTAATCTTATTTAATAGACGATTAGAAGAGATGCTTGAATACGCGGTTATTATATATGCTTGTGGAGATGGTGTGCATGAGCCTAAGTCTTACTATCCTTCTGGCCATCTTAAAAAGATAACAGAGGAGAAGCAATTAATCCGAGATTTATATTCAGAGTATATGCAAGGTGTAGACCATATAAATTTCGATTGGCGTAAAGATTCTTATGAAAAATTAGTGGAGAAGATAAATGAAAAACTATGTCGTATATGATATATGGAAGGAAATAATGGAGCATGGTAGAGAGAGCTCCCCTCGAGGTCAGAAGATAAAAGAGTTAGACTGTTTCCAAGGAACGATCGATAATCCTTGGTCTACGTACTCAGCACGTAACTATCCTCTTAGTTACGCTAAAAGAGAGTTCCAATGGTATCTAAATGCAGATCCATATGATGACAGAATAGCTAAGTATGCTAAGATGTGGAGTAAAATCCAGCAAGATACAGGTGAGATATTCTCTAATTATGGGTATTACTGGTTTAACCCAACGTACATTAATGGTATGTCTGGATTTGATTGGGTAGTGAGTACGTTGTTAAATGACCTTGACTCAAGACAAACCTATCTACCTATGAATAATACAGACCATCTATGGGTCGGGAATAAGGATGTTGTCTGTAGCAAAGGCCCACAGTTTAGAGTCATTAATGGTGCATTAGATATTCAGGTATCATTCAGAAGTTCTGATGCTGTATTTGGTTTAGGTACTGACTTACCTACATATTGGTGGTTATGGGAGATGGTTGCACTTACTTTGAAATTACCTAGAGGTCGAATGGTATTTGAAGCTAATTCACTCCATATTTATGAACCGCATTGGAGCATGATTGAAAAGGTGTTACTAGATGGTTATAGCTCTTTCACACCCGTTGATTATCCTGAAATCACTAGTGTGATAGACTTAATAAGTGATAACTTTAAATCCGACTTTGGTCAATGGTTACAGGAGTCACCTTTATGAGACCTTCAAAAGATGAAAACTTCATGGAAATAGCTAGAGCTATCTCTAAAAGGGGTGAGTGTACTAGACGTAAGGTAGGTGCAGTTATAGTCAGTGAGAGAGGACGTATTCTTTCTACTGGCTATAATGGTTTAGGACCTGGTCAAATGTCTTGTCTAGATAAACCTTGTAAAGGAGCATTGGCAGCGAGTGGTACGTGTCTAGACAAGTGTCAAGCTAGTCATGCAGAGATCTCTGCACTAGTAACATTAGAGAAACCATTTGAGGCTCACACAATATATTGCACTACGGCCCCTTGTATCTCTTGTGTAAAAGCTTTATTACTAACTAGTATAGAACGTATTATTTTTAACGAAGATTACTCTGTCAGTGGAAAAGAGCTTTGGGAGTCCAATGGTCGTAAATGGATATTATCCAGAGTGTAAGTCTACTGGTATAATATAACAAACTTTTAAATTAAAAACTCTGGGAGTATACAAAATGAAGAGTATAACATTGTATAAGAAAACCGCAACAGGAGCTATACAAGTATGGAGTATAAGCGCTATGATTGACTCTGCCCGTGTAATTATACATTATGGGCAGTTAAATGGTAAGATGCAAGAGCGAATTGAACAAGTTGAATTAAATAAAAGTGGACGTACCATACGAGAACAGATGGTATTACGTATCAAGTCTCGTATATCTAAACAAAGAGCTAAAGGTTATAGAGAGAATATTGAAGAAGCTCATAAATATGAAAACCAAAATGATCTTAATTTATTCAGGCCCATGTTGGCTCAGCAATTTAATAAGCAAAATAGTGTTGATACTAAAGGCGCTGTTCTTCAACGTAAACTTGATGGTAACCGTATGCTAGTCACTAGACAGAACGGAGGCCTTCTAGCTTATACACGTAATGGTAAACCTATCGATACTCTTGACCATATTATGGAGCAGATGGATTGGTTAAAAGAAGGCCAAACTGTAGATGGTGAAGTATATATCCATGGCATGGAGCTTAAAGATATTAACTCTAGAATCAAGCGTAAGCAAGATGCAACTAGAGATTTGAATTACCATGTGTATGATATAGTTGAAGATAGACCATTTGTGGAAAGATTTGTAGATATTACAAGATATACTCAAGCCCAATCAGATAGTAAGCCGAATATTATAATAGAGCCATATTGGTATCAAAAGAATAAACATGAGACATCAAAGTTATTTAATACCGTAAGACAACAAGGATATGAGGGTCTTATGATGAGACTCGATGGTCAAGGTTATCAAGCTGGTAAACGTTCTAAAGGGTTATTAAAGATTAAGTATCGATATGATGCTGAATACGAAGTAATCGATATTCATACTGGTAAAGACGGCTCAGCGGTATTAACGATGAGACTTCCAAATGGCAAGACTGTAGATGGTGTAGCGCCTGGCACGAAGCTGGATAAACAACATGTTGCGGACTTTCCTGATCAATACATTGGCGGGATGGTGACTTGCTCATTCGCTTACCTTACTGAATACGGAATACCTTTTCATCTTACTTGTGACAGATGGCTAACTTCATAATGTAGTTAACTAAAATATATAAACCGGATATATTTAGAGACTTAATAGATAGTTTCTATTACAACCGGTTTATATACTAATAGTAGTACTAAGGCCTGAAAAACTATTCAAACAAACTTCTCTTGAACTTCTCTAATTCAGATAACTTTTCATCGGTCCAATCAGCCATATTAGTTAAAGACTTCTCGGTAGCGTCTTTAGTTTCTCTAACTTTCTGTACCGCTATAGGATGCTGCTGATTACCTTGAGCTTGAGCTCTCATAATGGTTAAAGGATCATACACTCCACCACTACGGCCCATACCTAATAGACCATGTCTAGCAGGCCAACCTTTTTTATACATACTAAGATAAGCTGCATCAATCATAGGCATATTACGACCCCATCCTTCAGTTAGGAATCCTTGCATATGAGACATCTTACCTCTATGGTCTCCAAAACCTGTTCCTGTCATATCAGACCCAGCTTCACCTTTAGATAAATAATTTGCTCTTGCCATCTTCTGAAGAGGTTTGATACGACCCCCTTGACCTGTCAAAGTACGATAAGCATCTTTAGACATTAGGTATTTACCAAATTGCTCTGCATCAAACTTACCCGTTATATCCATACCTTTATCAATCAGTAGCCTTGACATAGCATATCGTTCATTTAAATCTTTCCAATCTGCTGAAGAGGTTTTGCCTCCATAAGATATGCCGTTATCCATAGCATTGTCTAACTCTTTTTGTACTTTCTTAAGAGCATTATAAGAGACCATATCGTTATTCTTATAAAGACCATCTAACTCATCCTTAATAGATTGAGACATTGACTGATAATCTTTTCCACTGAATGTGGCAGGTCTATATTTACCTGTAAGCATATCTCTAGTATTATGCACTCTACCCATGATGTCATTAAGCCTAGAATCGACTACGCCTTTAGCCTTCATACCTGCTTCACTGAAGTCGTTTATAAAACTTTTACCACCTTTTCTAATCTTATTAATACTGTCAGAAGAGAATCGACCTGTACTACCATCTACAAGGGTTTCATACTCTTTCTTTAAACCAGTCACATGAGAGTGTAATGCCTCAGGAGTCATTTGGTCAATTTTATCTTTAGGAACACCCATGGCTTTATAAGCTTGACGATTCATAGCAACGGCGTTAGCTCTATCATATCTAGCAAGGGGCTCACCCCAAGTCTTACTACTACGTAAACCTGCTTCAAAAGCTTGATCACCTCGATGTCCATACTTTCCACCTGGAAAGAAATCCATACCTAGGCCTTCGGCTTCTTGGATTATTTTTTGATCTGCTGAACTATAACTTACAGGCCGTTTACTTAAAAATGGACGTAAAAATCTACCTGTTACAGAGCCACCCATTCCTGCTATTGAGCCTTCAATAGGGTTATTATCGTAATGTATACCTCCTTCAACTAAACCCAAACCTCCACCTCCTAATACATCTCCTAAGAAACCTTTTCTCCAAGTCTCTCCTTTTGGAGGTCTATTACCTTTAGCAATAGACTTTAAAAGCATTGGATCTGTCCACTCTTTTTTCATCTTTTTACCTAAAAATGGAAAAGCTGTGCCAGATGCTAGTTTGTCAACTCCTCTAGAGAACAAACCTTTACCTGACCTTATACCGGCTTGTGCACCTTTAGCAAGATTTGTCACTGCACTCTGTGCGGTCTTCGTAGCAAGTGGACCGGCAGTGGCTCCAGATACAAGATAAGGGGCCATAGCTGCAATAGCTGCACCACCTTTATTTTCATCGAATTCTCTATAAACCTCGTCTTTACTTCCTTGGTCCTCAGCACGAGCAATAGTTCTCTCTATAGGTGTGTCAGCTAAAGCTTTCCTATGTTTATCAAATATGTCAAAAGCTCTTATACCTGTACGTCCTTTAGGTAATACAACATCTTGCAAGAAATCTCCAACATCCCCAGCACCTGCCATTAACTTGTCGGATTCACGACCTGCAACAATGGCAGACTTATTTAGAAACGGCATATCTCTAGCTTCTTTCATACGAGCATATGCTTCAGGACCACGAGAAGATACCTCCTTCTCATACTTATTCATTTCATCGACTGTTTGACGATGCTGCTCACGATAATCTGGACGTTTATCAGGATTAGCTCCTCTAACAGTCTGAAGACCAGTCTGTTCTTCAACTGGATGCCAACTCTTATTACCATGATTATCTATAGCCTGACGATAAGCTACTCTATTACCTTGTGCATCTTCTGCATACCTAGTCATATTAATCCACCCACTTTAATCCTGGTTTAGGTCCTTCGGTTTGGTCATAAGAACTTGTAGAATCTTTCGCTGTCTGAGCAAATGCAGCATCTGCAGCTTTATTCACTTGCTCAGTTAACAATCCAACATCTCGATTATTTTGATCAATCATAGCTGAAGCAGAATTAATAAAGAACTGGTAAGCATTCCATTTTTGTAATATCTCTGCATCACCATCCATTGGGCCAGGTAAGAATCTCTTACGAGTATTTCTAACCTCCTCTGGAGGCATGGCAGCACCCGTTTCTGTTCTAGTAATACCTTGTATACCTACTTCAAAAGCATTAGCAATTTCATGAGACTCATCACTAGTAAAGTATTTAGATACAAAGTCACCAGGTGTTGGGTCCAAAGTAATAGCAAATGCATCTCGTATAACTGACATATCGGGTTTACCTGAAGAGTCAAACATCTTACTTTGAATAACTGGAAACAATTCTTTAGCTGTACGTAACATAGCGGTCTTACCAGCTGCTTCAGCAGATAGTTTATCTTTAACCCTACCACCTAATGCACCTACTTGTCTAGGAGTAGACCCTATAGGAGGAGTAATCCAACCACCTTCACCATCCTCAATCTCAGTATTCTTTAATTCAGCCATGGTCATAGGTTCATCAGAACGACTCATGTCAATCTTTGTAGATCCGGCTTGTTTAAGAGCCATTTGTTGTTTAGCAAATGCTGGATCCTTTTGACCATAAAGATAATTTTGTATGGCTGAGGTTGGCTTAGAGCCTACCTTTTGTGCTTGCTTCTGTCTAGCCATAGCTCCAAGATTACCCATCATACTATTCTGCATGTTGCCTTGGTTACCTTGCCATTGCTTATTAAACCCAGCTATACCTGACTCAAGCATACGTTTATTCATTAACTGTAGCTTAACATCATCTGACACACCTTCAGCAAAGAGCCCAGAGGCTGGTTGCGCAGTAACACCAGGTACATCGGGCTGAGCGCCAAATTCTATTGGCTGACCATCTGGTCGAGCATTAAATTGATCTGGTACAGCGGCTTGAGCTTGCTGGCCATATATGTGGCCTGCCATCTTAGCCATAAGATTTCTTTGTCCTTGCTCGTACTCTTGTTCTCTACCTAAAGCCATTCGTCTTGCGTAAGCAGGATTATCTCGCTCAGCTCGAGCACTTAAAAATTCGCTAAATGCACCCATGTTATTTCGCTCCCATTAAACCTGTAACATAAGGATTTTGATAACCTTGTTGTATAGTTGGCGTAGGTTGTTGAAAAGCTCTCGCCATATTCATTAAACCTTGCATGTCACCTTGGTTACTTAAATCTTTATAGTAGTTCTGTATATAACGTTGTAAGTCGTCTGCTTGAGCAGCGCCAGTAAATCCCATTTGTAATGGTTGGGCTTGTTGTGTCATAGCAGGTTGGTATGAGGCTAAACCACTTTGAGGTATGTTCGCGCCGCCGCCGCCGCCGCCGCCTATAGAACCTAACATCTCAAAAAATGTAGGCTCAGGCCTAGTTGTATTTGGAACTACATTGATACCCATGTTACCCTCCTTTTCCGCCACCTACACCACCACTAATACCAAAGCCTTTAGAATCAGAATCAGCTTGGCCCATACTACTAGCATTCCAGTCATTAGTAGCTTGAGACGATGCTTGTTGATTACCAAATGAACTACCAAATTGATCACCACCACTTAACACAGTAGGTCCACCAACAGATTGGCTATAAGCATCTTGTGCTTGCCATGGCATCATATATGGTGCGAAGGTTCCCATACCAAGATTCTGTTGATTTTGGGCACCTTGTAAGCCTTGGTCCATAGCGCCTTGCTGTTGGCCAATCATACCACTCATCATTTGTTGGCGAGCTAATGTACCTTGGTCAGCTTGTTGTGCAATCTGTAATTTACGGTCTAAGTCTTTATCAAATGTACCAAAGCCTGTCTGAGCTAAGTTAGACTGTAAGTTCTTATTAATATCTTGCATGCCTTGAGCTTGAGCAATACCATGACGCGAACTGCCTGACTGGCCGGCAGCTACAGCTCTTGCGTCCATATTAGACATCATATTTTGCTGTGCTAAACTAGCGTCATCCATATACTGTTGCTTCATAGCATCAGCATAGTTATTACCTTCACCACCCATAATCATAGCGTTGATATCGGTCATAGCACTAGGTTGATTCATCGATTGGTTTAATGAACCCATCAACTGGTCTTGTAAACCCATATCTTTGTATGCGCCACCTTGCATTTGTTGTTGCCATGCTGGATTAGCTTGGTCAGCTACATTCTGCATACCTTGTACCGCACCTATTTGACTTTGCATGCCTTGATTTGTTTGGTTAAACAGTCCACCAGCTTGTGCATACAAATTTTGTAACGCAGGGCTCTGACCTCCCCATACATTTTGGTCAAAATTAGAACCTGTCATGCTACCAGTATTACTACCAAATCTACTTTGGTCAGCACTAGTACCTGAGGCATTACTTTTTTGAAAACTTTCGCTTTCGCTATCTGACTTTCCTAAACTGCCGCCCATTATTCTTCTCCTACTTGTTCATTGCCATATTCTACGGGACAGCGGATTACTGTGTGAACAGGTTCCCAACCGTAGGGTTTTAATTTTCTTAGCCAGCCGGCACGAACGGCTAGGCCTCTCATCTCAGTACATCTATAATCTCTTGCTATACCTTCAGCAAGTTCTAAAAATCTTGGCATCCATTCGTCAAGGTCATCGCCACCAGTTATTGGTATATACAAGGCTTTAATGCCAGACTGGAATGTTCTTATCTCTAATATGTTTACAGCTATTATATCTTTGCCTTTAGCTATAGTAATAAGTAGATAATCACCTTTAATAAGATTCTTTTTAATAAGTTCTAGTGTTAACTCACCATGTGACACATTAACAACACGTTGTAATAACTCTTCAACTCTATCCCATATAACTTCAATAAGAGTTTGTGGCACAGCTGCTATAGTTATATTGCTCATACTATTTGTGTCCATCCTGTTGACTTATAACACCATAGTCCTTCAGCCGTTATAGCTGTAGTTGGTATAGCCGCACCAAAGTATTTTACCATGCCAACAAAGTTCTTCTCAGGTATTTGGTATAATACGTCATAGTCTTCTATCTGGCCAAAGGCTATATTAAGTTCTACCATACGACGTGCTAACCATTCTTTTAAGTCATCATCTGTGCTTACTGGTGGTTGCTCGTTACTTATATTTCTACCCATTATCTTTGTCCATCAACTACGTAGTCTATATCCATACCACTAAGCGCCCAGTTGCCTGGATCATCTGAGCTAATACGCCATGTATGTAATGCGCCAGTAGAACGTATGTCTACTTTTCTATCTTGGCCAGGCGTAAACTGTACAGCTGGTTTCCATAATATTGGGCCACCAGCATAGGCTTGGCTGCCTAGCTGTATGTTCACAGGTTTAGTACCTTCCATTCTAGGATACAAAGTTGTTATAGTAGTTACTTTATCAAGTCCTTCTAAAGGGAAGTCTGTACGTTCTAGTATAGATACCTCAGAACCCTCATTATGGACAACACCATCTAGTCGATATAAAGTACCATCTGTACATACAGCCATCACATAGTCATCTAATGGCGTACGTTCTTTGGCACCCCAAGGCGCTATCTGCTCATCCCATGTTCCAACTTGTGTATCCCATGTTTGAGTAGGTTCTGAGCGAGCACCATAGTTAGCATGGACAATACAAGGTGTATCTCTTATAGCCCAAGTGTCATCTTTCCAGTTATAAATATAAGCTACATTAGGGAATGGGTTACCATCTTCTGGTACACAAAACCATATCTCTTTCATTACATTATTAGTAACCACGAAAGAAGTGTTATAAGCGTCGGTACTCATATTAGAAGTTAAACGACGTCTGATTCTTTTATGGATAAGCGATTTAATACTATTACCATCATTAGATATAATATCACCATCAGCTAGCATGAAGTGCATACCTTTGACTTCAGCTATACATCTTGACGATAATAGACCTACAGTAGTAGACATCTCTCTGATCTTAAATACAAAAGCATC